GCTACTGATGCAGAGATTTTCAACAAAGCTCGAACAGTTTTCTTTGGACTCCTTACCCTCCCTATTGTGCGAACATTGGGATTGGAGTTTTCAAAGTCAGGACTTATAGAGTTTCAGAAGAAGAATCTGGATAAGTACAAGTTTTCTACGACACATGAAGCAGTTACCAGTATAGTTGATCTTTTGATTGACATCGCAGAGACTGGTCATTTGTGCTTCGCTACCCGCTCTATGGCACCTATTTTTAGACGCAACAAACACCTCGAAGAGTTCCTTGAGAAATCTCTTCAATTGCGCGATGAAATAGATATGCGTTTCAACGACCCCGTTTGGGACGCACACATGTGCCATGCCAAGCTCCTCGAGTGCATCAGCGACGGACGAGTCCTCTTGAAGGACTATGAAATCCGGTCATTTGTTACCCGAGAGCTCAACATTTTGGAGAAGCTGGCGAGTGAAATTCGCATGAAACACAGTGTATCCAACTTTAGGCGTCCCCCTTTTGCCGTTCTGGTGTACGGTACTCCAGGTATTGGGAAATCATATATCTCCAAGAGTATTTTCAGTTTCTACCATAAAATTGTAAAGCACTTTGGAGTGTACCCTAACTTGGAATGGGACCCTAGGAGGAATTTGTACTCGAAGAACTCAGATGATGAGTATTTTTCGGGTTACAATGGGGCTATCCACTGGGCTATGTTGCTTGACGACGTAGCACAAGAGAACCCCAAACATGTCCTCGCAGGCCAAGGCAAGTCGATTTCGCAGATCATCAAAATTTGCAACTCGATTGGCATGGCATCTGAACAAGCAGAATTGGAAAACAAGGGAAAGATTCCTATCATTCCGAAGTGTGTTGTTGCATCTACGAACACAAAGAATTTGCACGCACATTTTGCTGTTTCAGAACCAGCTGCAATTGCTCGAAGGTTTCCTATCGTAATTACTCCACGCCTGAAAGAAGGTTTTAAGAGTGAACGAGGAACTTTCAAAAACTCCGGTCGTGTCGAACACGACGCTTGGGATTATCGTGTAGAGAAAGTTGTCTTGCACGTCGAAGGAGAAAGTGTAAACCACACCTATGAACCTTTCGAGAACCCAGCGATCAAAGGAGATTTTGACCATCTGTCAGCGTCGGCTATGTTTGATATCTTACGAGATGAGATTGTTAGACATGAGAAAGCAAATGACATTCAGATGGAGAGTATGCAGTCTTCAGAGCTTGATGAGCTCTGCCCCGGTTGTTTAGTTCCCAGAGCGCACTGTAAGTGTCCAAAAGACCTTGTTGCTACTGCTCTCCTCCAGGAGAAAGTAGAATATTGGTTCGCGGATAAGATTGTGCGTTTGATGGTAGCTTGGCATTACAACATCGGTTATTACCCAAGTTGGTGTATTTGGGGGCTCCAGAGATGGGCTCCTAACTGCGCTTACAAGGTTTTCAAGGCTATTCACAGTAGTCAGTTGCCGAAAAAGTTTGCCAGGTTGAGCACACAGATTCTCGGTTTAACCGCCGTTGTTTCTGTTGCAGGACTAGCATGGTTTGTGAAATCCAATTTCTTCACAGAAGAGAAGGAAGAAGAGGAATACACAGGCCAATCGGGAGTCTGGTACCGTCCAGGCGAAAAGGACAAGATACCCCAGAAAAGCATCAACGATTCAGGAGAACAGCTTACCAGGACTTTGGAATCCTCAATGATGAGGATTGCCATTGCCCCTGAAGGAGAAGCAACTCGTGAACTTGTGGCCTTTAATTTGGGAGACGGCAATATCGTCACTACGGCGCATGCTATCTCAGATAATGGCACAGTTTTCGTTGTCCGCTTATCGTACGGTCCACGTACA